TCAGGTTAGGCGTTCCGTTTGTTCCATCGCAAAGAACATAGCCAGAAGGAATAGAACCAATTGAGCCTGACCACATGATGATGCCGCCAGCAGGAACAGCAGACACGCTTGGTGTCGTACCAATGATGCCGTAAAGGTTGTCGTAAGTCTGAATCACTACGTTAGCGGAATCAGTCAAAACAAACTTGTAAGTAGAACCAGCGGTAAACCAAATCTCAGCAGGTGGGCGACCGTCTGTGCCTAACTGAATAGGGTTAGTGTTGGCAATCGTGCCAGCAGAATCCGTGTAAGTAGTCGCTGGAGTTGTAGAACCAGCTTGGTACGAATACAAGAAGCCGCCAGCAAGCGGTACGCCTGTGGTGGTAAAGAACTGAAATCCGTTACCAATAGGGGATAGATTGACTGCCATTTTTATTCCTTGTTAGCCATGCCGTTTAATTCAATGCGTGTAGGGTGCATATCTGCAAGTGTGCCTTTTGGATTTGCGTACTCTTGCACTTTTTTCATCTTTTGGTTTGCACGATACTTTTTTGCGCCGTAAGTTGCAATCGTAGTAACTGGTGCAGGAACGCCAGTAGCAAAACCAGTTAACGCCATTTCACCAAGCGCGGCAAGCATTGTTGATGTTGTACCAGAATTGTTTACAGTTCCTTGCGGTGTTGTTTGCAAATCTTTTGTAAATTCATTTAATGTTCGGTAACGTTCAGCTTGTTGTTTACCAAACAAGAAATCTAATTTTCCACTTTTATCAAGTGCGTTAATTTGCTTGTCAAGTTCAGCCGTTGAAACATAGGGTTTGCCGTTAATGTCACGACCAACACCTTTTGTGGCTTGTTCTTTAATTTTGTCTGCAGCGTAACCACGCAATTCATTTGCGATTTGCTGACCATCTGGCCCCATTTTTTCTAATGTTGCAAAAACAGTTTTAACGTCAGCGCCAGTTCCTTTAAAAACCAATTTATCGGCAAGATTTTCCAAAGGTACAACACGGTCACTTGTGCCCTTTTTCAGTCGAGTAATGTCACGAATAATGCCTTGATCTTGAAACTCTGCCTCAAAAGCACGATTTTTTGCTCTAGCTTCTTTGTAAAGGTCGCCGCCAGCATTTTCTGTTGCTTTATCAATTTCGTTTTTAAGTTGTTTCCCAAGGCGAACACTACCTTTTTTGGCAGGGTCTGCTTCTTCATTAATTAATTTACGAATGTCCTCCATTGCATTGATTGGAATTAAGCCGTTTCCTTGCGGGTCGTTGGCTTTAAGTTCTTCCTCAACAATAGCGTAAAGCGGGTTTTGTGCTTTTTTAGTTGGACGGCCTTGTGTTTCTTTTAAAATTAAATCGTTAATTCCTTTGTAAGACACAGGTTGTGCTGTTTCTCCAGCCTCTTGCGCTGCTTTGTACGTATTAGAAACATCTTGATAACGTTCATTTTTGTATTTACCAACTGTGTCTGAAACAACTTTTCCAAAATCAGGCGCATCCATACCAACCATTTGTGCGCCAGTTTGTTCAACCTCAGCCTGCAAATTGCGTTGTAACTTTTCGTTATGTAATGCGTATTTTTCTTGCAACGGTGCGCCAAACTCGGGACTTTTTGCAGTCTCGCGTTCAAACATAACATCTGCTGGATTCCGAGTAATTTGACTTTTAGTTAAGTCATCACCCATAGGAATTAACAACTCGTTGCCACGTTCTTGACGCAAACGAGCCGCATCAACTTCAGCAGCGCCCATGCCTTTCATGGTTTCTGCTGGTGCTTTTTCCATGCGCACAGTTGGCAACTTGTTTTTAACTTTTTCAAACGCATCTTGCATTGGCTTTGTGGCATCTTTTGCTGCACCGCCAAGCATTTGTGCCTCGTTAACAAGCGCCTGATCTGCTGCAAAAACGCCTTTTTTAATTGCCCCGCCAACTTTTGCTGCACTTGGCGCACCAGCCATTGTTAAAGTGCCAATCATATTTTCAATGTCAGCTGCTGGTATTCCTAATTTTTTAGAAATTGCCTCAGCGCCTTCACCAACGTGTTGACCAATGTATTCCATCAACTTTTGTGATGCTTCGTTTTTGTAGCCAGCAGTTTCAGTAACGCGAGCCATTTTGCCAAAAGGTTTATCTACCCATCCAGCAACTTTTTGTTGCAAGGCTTGTGCTTGTTCTGGAGTTTGTTGTGCAGCCCTTGCGCCTGCATAAGTTGCCGCACCAGCAACAGCAGGAATTACACCGCCAATTGTGGTGTCAGCTAAAGAAGCCAATCCTTGACCAAATGTTGCTAAAGAAGATGTGCCACTTTTAGGTGCTTTAATTTGACCAGAAGCAATTTGATATGCCTGCTTGTCCAAATTCTTCATGTCAAATGAAAAACTGTTTTGCGGTTGCGCTGGCATTGGCGCATCTTGTTCTGCTTGCAAAGTTGGTTGCATATCAGAAACGTTTTGACCAAACAGTTTCTTTTTTTGGTTAGGCTCAACAGGCTGAGATTTGCCAGAAATGCCACGGGCAGCAGCATCTAAGGCTTCAATGGAAAATTCAGACATTACTGGCCTTTCGTGATTAGGTCATCTAATTTACCAGCACGTTTCAACATATTTTTGTAGCCTTCAGAACCGTAACCACCAAGCGAATCAATTGCTTTTTGTGCACCAACAGGGTCTGCTTTGGCATTACGCATAGCATCAACAAATTGCAAAGTTGGAACCAATTGCTCTTGTGATGACCATGTGTTTTGAAATTCTCGAGCTGCAAATGGCGAATTGCCAGCTTTTTGAACTGCAGCATTAACGCCACGGTTAAACATATCAGTGCCAGTGGTCAATGCGCGATTCATACGCGCAGTGGATTTAATTGCTTCTGGTGTCCAATCGGTAGTGCCCGACATTTTTTCGCCCAAGGCTCTTGCCGCATCAGTATTTAAACCAGCGCCAGAAGCCAAGTTAGCAGTTTCAAGTGCAATTTGGTGGCCTAGCTTTTGACGGTTATCAGTAGCGTCAGAACTCCAAGGCACAACAGCAAAACCACCGCCCAATTTAGCCAACGTTTCAGCGTTAGAGCCAACCAATGCTTTGTCAGCCAATCCAATAATTGTGTTGGTGTTGAACTGTGATTGCTGAACGTTTGTTGCTGCTTTGTTGGCTTGCAATTGAATTGCTTTTGCTGCATCTGCGGTTGAAGCAGTTTCTCCAGGTGGCAGAGTTTGAAAACCGCCACCACCGCCACCGCCTGCAATAGCACCGCCAGGCGCGGGACGACTAGAAATAACATTACCGTTTGCATCTTTTTTAACAACCAACATATTTTTGGAATATGGGTCTTGCACAAGAGATTCTTGTTCGGCAGGAGTAATTTGCATTGGTACTGCTGGAGTTTTGCCAGCACCACCGCCTTGATATGGGCTTTGGTAAATAGGAACAGCCATTTGTCCAGTATTAACAAATTGTGCTGGTGCATTAAGTTGACCAAATTGTTTTTCATTGCCACCACGTTGAATGATATTTTTAACAATCTGACTTACTAATTCTGGTTTTTGCTCAATGGTTTGATACATTGGAGCGGCAGAACTTCTAAGCAAAACAGGGTCAACACCTTTTGTTCTTAAACGATCTTCACGTTCCATCAACGCTTCCATAGCGCCGCGTTTATCTTTTGCCGCATTTAACCATCTTTGGTCAGTTTGCAAAGTACCTAATTCATCAAAAATCATTTGATGCTGTTTATCAGTAAAGCCTAATTGCTTTTCTTTTGTGCCAATTTTGGCTTGTGACAATTCTTCTTGTGCTTTTTGCAAAGCCAAAGGGTTTAACTGCTCTGCTTGCTGATACGCTTGTGCGCCACGAGCCGTATTGATTAGGTCGCCAAGGCTTGTTCCTTGCTGTGCCGCAGGGCCAAGGTTGGTATTGAATTGATAATCTGCCATTTCAGTTCCTTATGCGACACGACCGCCTTGGTTCAATAAAGAAGCCAAGGTGTAATTGTTGACCACGCTGTTAGCACTATTTCCAAGCGCATTTGCTACGCCAGTTGTGCCAGCCGCTTGAGCCGCTGCACTACCAATGCCTAACTGAGAAGCTGCGTTTGTGGCGTTTGTTGCCGCTGTATTGGTGGAGTTTTGAGCATTTTGACCAAGGCCAGCAATGCCAGCCAAAGTGTTGTAAATGCCAGTGCGTTGTGTTTGATAGTTGTTAAACGCTTGCTGATAAGCATTACCAGCGTAGTCTTGCGTGTACTTGTTTAAGCCTTGTAACGCATTGCCACCTAAAGCACCACCGCCAGCGTTAGCCGTACGTTGGTTAGCCATTTGGCCTTGACCAAGTTGGAACTGATAGTTTGGAGACAAGCCATTTGTCAGGTCTTGCGTATCAAACTGGTGTTGCAAATAGCCAGTGCCTGTGCCTGCGCCTGTTTGGTTGCCAGCTTGGTCATACATTCCGTATGTGCCAGAACCTAATGAGCCAAGGGTATTAAACGCATTAGCGCCAGCCGCACGACCAGGCGTTTGCTGTTGGTTAATGGTGTTAAAGTTTTTCTGTTGCAATGCAATTGCGTTATTGGCTGCATCAGCTTGCATTGAAGCGCCTTGTTGTGCAGCATTAGCGCCAAGCACACCTGAAGCAACTTGACCAGCAGCCATATAAGGCAGCATAGAAGAAAGACTAGAACCAGCAGCAGCGCCAGCAGCCGCATTAACGGCAGGGTACATATTAGCAGCGCCAATTGCACCAACACCAGTAAGTCCAGCACCGCCAGCATTTGATACGCCAGCCAAATCAGTAGCATCTTGCGCTGCTGTGTAAGCATTTTCGCCAAGACCTGATAAAGCGTTGCCGCTTGTCATGCCTTCTGTAGTACCAGCAACATTACCCAATGTGGTAACGCTAGGGTCTTGGTAAGGCGTGTAGCCGTTTGGCAATTCGCCAGAAAACTGTGTTCCAGTTGAGCCACCAGCCAATTCGCCGTAATTTGCCAAGTTACCTTGATAACCGCCATAACCACCAGCGGCCAAGTTAGCAACTTTGCCCACATCGGAATTTAGCTGGTCTTGTGCGCCTTGAGTTACAAGCTGTGAGGTAAGAAGTGACGAGCCAGGTAAGTAGTAGTTACCAGCAACAACTGCTGCCTCTTCTGCTGAATCACGAAGGTCAACCCAGTTGTCTTTAATTGGGTCAATTACTGCATCACTAAAACTGTCGCCAATGTTAGAGATTGCATCTGTAACAGCAGAAATAGGATTACCACCGCCATGCAGCGTCATTTTGCCGCCAATAGGCTTAAAAGCATTGATTGGCAGTTCACCGAAAAAAGCGTTGTATCTCATAATTTATGCTCCACCAGAATGTAACGCTGACTGAAACCCAATCTGCGCCACAGCCTTGCAACTGATTCTCTCACACCACCTTGTATTTTAGTCGCACCATGCGCTTTCAAGATAGCCTGAAATTGGTTAAAAGTGTCTGAATTCGTGATGTTTTTACCGCCAATTGCAGTAATAAACGCCACACGGTCGTTTGGCATATTTGTAAACTGAACTGCAATAACGCCCAACATCGTCTGTTCGCCAAAAACACCTAGCGTTAGCCATTGTCCTGAAGACAGATAAACCTTAACTTGGTCAATAGTGAAATCTTCACCAGAATGAGCCAATGAATCCTTAATAAAAGGCGCAATCGCCTGCCATCTTTGTGCAATCTGGTCAGTCGGGATGCGTAAAATTTTCATTTAAGGATTGTAATAAGGAACTTTGAAAGGCTTGCCGTTTACAGTCACATTTATGAACCCAACAGGGTTAGCGGGTAACGTTGCCGAACCCGCTGTTGCTGTTGTTGCCGAGGAAAAGTTCAACAGATTCAAAAAGAATTGTTGCCATGCCCGTGTCGGTCTTTTTGAACCCGCATCCAAGAATTCACTCTGTGGATATGGGTTAACTTGTGGAGAACTGTAAAGTCCATTGGACATTAGTTTTCTCCTTCAGTTGCTTTAAGGTTTGCAGCAATGATCACGGCGTTTACAGGGTCTGTAATAGACACCTCAAACACTCGGTCACGGGCTTGACCCAACCTGCGCCAGATAGCACGATTGCGATACTTACCCATTTTGCCAATGCTTACCCAATATTCTTTTGACCAAGTGGAGCCACCATCGTTAGACCAACGCAACATTACTTGCGGGTTAGTTGTGGTGCTTGTGTTGTTAAATGCCGCCTGCTGGCCAATCACAAAAGTCTGAAACGGGCCAATCAAAAACGTAGCATCAGGATAAATGATGTACGGCGAATTCAGGAAAATGTCACCAGTTGGCTGTGAAAGGCCAGTTGTACCAACGCCAGGTTGGAACTGAATCTGCAATTCATCAAAGTATTGACGTTGGAAATCAGTTACCAGATGTGGAGCGCGGCGCAATCTACGCACGTTCTGCCCGTTATCTGTGTAGTTTTTCTTGTCCAACTCATAAATGCGGCCATTTTCATAGTCGCCAACAAGGACCATGCCCTGAAAGTTAGCACAACAATTGCCACGGTGACGCTGGTAAGTATTGTCGTCAGCCGTGTAAAGCCACTTATGCCACATATCCGTTGCAGCATCGTAAGCCCATGTTAGGTTTAACGTTGGAAACGTCACCACATAAACTTCATGGCCTTCAAGCTGGTAAGTCCAAGCAATAGCGTCAGAAACGTATTCATTAGCCAACGTATTTTCTACAGCGTGTGTAGAAATCCGTTTAGGGATGTAGCCATTCATTTGCATAATTTGGGCTTGACCACGGTTGTTACGCGAAACGTAAGCAAACGAGTTACCTAAACGATACAAAGAAAACGGCGCAGCAATGCCGTGTTGGGTAGAAGTGCCAGGGATGCGCTGGAATGGAAACGGCACAGCGCCTACATCTGTCCACACCTCTGAGGAAATTTCGCCCAACAAATACACTTCACGATGGTCAACAATCAAAGCCACCAAATCGTCAGGAGCGCCATCTTTTAACGAATAGCTAGTCTGGGGTGAGATTGGTGAAAGAAGGTCTGTAGACCCCCATTGCTGCGTTGTGGGGTTGTTGTAAACAATGTAGTTGTCCATTACGTCAACAGTATTAGCACCGCTAAACGCGCCATCAGAAGAAGGCAAAACAGAAAAGTTAATTGCGTACATAGTCACGCCAGAACCAACGGTACTAGCAACGCTAATCGTGTAAGTTCCAGCTCCACCCGTACCCGTACCCAAGGCAGTCACCACAGTGCCTGCGGTTACGCCAGCGCCTTGAATAGTCTGGCCTAAATAAATAGTGCCAGTAGCCACGGCTGAAACGGTCATTGTCGTGCCAGCAATCGTAGCCGTAAACCTTGCGCCCGTAGCAGTGGAATTCAGGCTCCGAGCCGTTACAGTTTGAGACACGTTAACCGTGTAAGTTCCTGTGCCACCAGTGCCAGTTCCTAAAGCAGTAATGACTGTTTCAGCAGAAACGCCAACGCCATACAACGATTGTCCAACCGCCAAAGTGCCGCTAGAAACGGTTGTTACCGTCAGGGTGGTGGCAGACACAGAGCCAGTAAAAACAGCGTTAGCAGGGCTAGAAATGCGCCATGTGTAACGATACGCACCATCAACTAAATAAACGTTTATTCCGTTATCTGTAATCTTTACCTGACCAGCAGATGAATTAAGAATACCAATAACAGATGGAACCAAATTAGAAGTGAGCGCGTAAACATAGGGTCCAGAAACAACAACCATTTGGTCGCCACCAGAAACGGTGTGCATACCACGGACTTCTTGCGTATTAGGCAAAACTGCTTTTAACGTAAGTCCAGGCGTAGGATAAAGAGCCACGACACCATTAGTGCCTGGCTGCTTTAGCGGGTCAATTTCAGGAAAGAAATTAATGCACTCTTGAGCATCTTGATAAATGCTTGGTGCTTCGTAACTCGGTCCTACAAAACCAAAATCAGGCATATTAGTCCTTTAAATAAAGCCGCCTGATAAAATCCATCCAGCATCTTTTGAGCGTCCAACTAGCAACGCATCAGGATAACGAGCAACCTGCAAAGGCGACATATTGGTTCGTTTCAGCGTTGCTTTGGCTTGCGCAGCGTATTGCTGAATCATGCCAATTTGAACTTGTGATGCTTTTCCGTACATAGGCATCAAGCGTTCAGCGAGACACCAACGAAGCGCCATGTTGTAGCCTTGTGGCAACACCACTTCTTCATAAAGACCACCGTAGCGCGTGAACAAAGTGTTTGCAAACAAGTGCATTTCACCTTGCGATGGACTAGGCCAAACAAACAAATTACCAGAATCTTCGTTAGGGTTGTAATAAATCGCTTTAGGCCAAGGACCGTTTAGCGTTTTTAAACCAATTAATTGATAGTCTTGCAATGACAAAACAGAGATTGGATAGTCCAAACCGCCGCCTTGAATTGGCTGACCGTTTGACGTTGTGTTCACACGAACAAACGCCGAATCAATACTCAAAGGCTTTTGGTAATTTGCCGTGATTGTTGTTGCAGCCACAGTTTGTGGGATGCTAACGCGATAAGTACCAGCTTGCAGCACGTTACCGCCTGCGCCTGTGATTTCTAGCGTGATCTTTGTGCCAGCAATGATGCCACCACCACTTAGGGTTTGCCCTTGTGCCACAGCGCCTGAGTTGACGGTTGTGACGGTCAAAATGTCGCCAGAGATTGAACCATTAAAAGACGCGCCAACAAAGTTTGTGGTTTGTGGGAATGGGCCAAGGCTGTACTGAACTTGATTCTGAATAATCGGAAAAATAATTTCCGTCACGTTAAACACCATGAAGTTTTCGTTTGACCACTGGTCAATCATGTCGTTCAACATATCAAACGCATCTTGTGCTGCGTCTGGTGTTGGCGTTTCGCCTGCTTCAAGTGCGCCAATATCCTTTAACGCTCGGCTGATAATGTCAATTGGCTTTGTGGTCATTTTTGTACCTTACAGGTCTGGTGTGAAGGTCTGTGGCAACCAAGGGGCTGGCACAGGCTTCTTTGACAGCGATTCAAGCTGTTCTTGTAGGCGTGATTTTATGACATTCTTGCCGTCAACGATAGCTGAATCTTCAATCCATTGGGCAATCATTTCTTCTGTCACGTCTTCAAAAGGCACATCGCCTGCTTCTGGAAAAGACCAATAGCCTTCTGTTTCTATGGTGTCTTCACCCTTAGTTACAGAACAAAAATATTTAGCCGATGTGATTGCTTCACCATCAGCGTAAACATCTAAAATTTTCCAAACGTAATTCATTCTGCGGCCTGTTGCAATGGTGTCAAATCTTCCGTAGTCCAGTCGTATTTTTTCATTTTTCTCATCCTATTTACAAGTGTTGTGTAAGGAATATCAAGAACTTCGGCCATATCTTTGATGCAACCAAATTGTTTTCCATCAAGAGATACTTTTATTGCTTTTGGGTTTTTCCCACGAGGTAACGAACTTTTTGCTTTACGTTCATTGCTTAACTTTCTTCCGCGCAATGCTTTTGAAATTTTATCGCCAACACCCAATTTTTTTGCACTGTTGTTTTCACCAAGTTGTCGCGCTCTAACAATATGCTTGTATGTTTCCATTGTACGAGCCATTGTTTCGCTAAACTTTTCTCTTGCATTATCAGTATGGCGATAACCAGAAGCGCCTTCTCCACCATCAGTCATGTTGGTAAGAGATACGCCTTGTAGTTTAAGTTTTGCAATGAGTTCTTGTTCCGTAAAAAAAGCAAATTCTTCGTCAATGCCATCAACAACAACACGAACGTCAAACCCGCCAGCCTTTGAAACAATACGTTTCCAATGTGGGTTTCTACGTCTAGATTCAAAACACCTACGCCCTTTACCTTTGCCGACATAGAAAACGGCATTGGTGTCGAGACGAATGTGCTCGTAGACGTAGAACATTACTTGCCTACGGCAATAGCAGCGTTCAAAGGCGCAAGGTCTTGATCTTGCATAAAGTCCTTGGCTACCATTATTTCCAAGTGAGCCACGTTACGAGCCACTGTGTCAGCCCATTCTTGAGCGTCCATGCCTTCAGGTTGTCCAGCGTTAATCAATGCCACGCTATCAAGTGCGGCAGAGTAGTGCTTGGCGATTTGTTCAGGGGTGATTGTGTTTTCCATGATTAGTCCTTAGTTAGATTCAAGTTGTGCGACACGTTGACGCAGGGATTGGATTTCGGCTACCAAGTCTGCAATTACTTCAGAAGTTCCTGCCTGCATGTTTTGATATTTAGGGCTGCCATTTTCATCAACAGCGTCTTTTTCACCAGAAACGCTTTGTGGGTAGACCTCTTGAAACTTGTGCGCCAAGAAGCCGCGAGTGTTTGAACCGTCAGATTTCCATTGGTATTCAATAGGCTCAAGTGCGTCAATGCGTTCACCTGAATCAGAAACAGGGCCAATAACAGTTTTCAAACGGTAGTCAGAAGTGACGTTATAAAGTACACCTGTATCTGAATATGTTATTCCACCAACATAAGTGCTGTTGTAGCGAAATGGAATTCCGTCTGTATTTCCTGACTGTGTTTTAGTAATTTCAATGCGGCCAATACCAGAAACGTTACGAACTGCAACCCCAGCAGCTCCTGTACTTGGCAAAGCAGCACAACCAACTAAATAGTTACCAGAGCTATCAAAAATACCCCGTGGATTCCCATCCCCATCAGACAGCACGATGTAGTTGCTTGCTGTGCGAATGTCTAAGCCGCCTTGGTTGCCGTTGTAGCAGCCAAGGATAGTGTTTTTATTTCCAGTTGTTACATAGAAACCAGCAGACCCTGTTGAATTATTGTTTGCACCTACAAAAGTGTTTGCTGTGCCAGTAGTGTTGCTATATCCAGCTTGGACGCCAACAAAGACATTAGAAGAACCCGTGGTATTGCTATAACCAGATGCTTGCCCCAAAAATGTGTTTATTGTTCCTGTGCTGTTTGTATACCCCGCCTGATAACCCACAGCAGTGTTGTTTGAGGCTGTGGTGTTTTTCTCTATTGCTGATAATCCTATTGCGGTATTTTGTGAACCTGTTGAGTTTGAGTTTAAAGCATTGTTACCCATTGCCACATTAGATGTGCCAGATGAGTTTGTGTATAAAGAACCTTGACCAACAGCAGTGTTATTGTTTGCTGTATTGGAATAAAGTGCTTGGTAACCTACGGCTGTGGAGTAAACACCTGTGGTATTACTATATGAGGCCTGATAACCTACTGCTGTGTTTGCACCAGCTGTGGTGTTGGACTGAAGGGCTTCACGACCTACTGCTGTGTTGTAACTGCCAGTAGTATTTCCATAAAGGGTACTGCCGCCAACACCAATGTTATGACTGCCTGTGGTATTTAAAATTAAAGCCGCCCGACCCAAAGCCGTGTTTTGAGAGCCGCTTGTTACGGCATTTAATGCCTGATACCCAAAAGCATTATTGCTGTCGCCAGAAGCCGTAGCATTGATTGCCTGATAACCCACCGCCGTGTTGGTAGATACAGCACCTGCACCACGGCCTACTGTTAAGCCGTTGACCAAAGCATCTTTAACAATGCTTGTGACGTTTGCGCTAGAAATCGTAATCGCATCAGCAGCCGCTGAATTGGTTGTCAAGTGAATGGCATTTGCGCCAATCGTTCCCAACACCAAGTCTGTGCTTGCAGTTAAGAAATAACCGTAGCCAGGCGCATTGATTGAGCCTGTGCCGCTATAACCGCTTGAGTTAATACCAACAGCCGCATAGTTTGTTGTGGCCGTACCAGCATCGTTATATGCAATAAACTCAGCCGATGCAGATGCACCATTGCTAGTGTTTTGAATAACGTTTTGAAAATAGCTGTTTACGCTAGTCTGTGCAGATTGCACAATGCCCGTGTCGCTAAATCCCAAAGTTCCGTAATTAAACGCACCTTTGTTGGCAGATGCAGTCGTTGCGGCAGATGCAGTCAACGTAGAAGTTGAAAGCATTGTGCTAGTGACAGTACCTGTGTCGCCAGTAGTCACCAAAGTACCCGCGACCGCTGGAACGTTTAGGTTAAAAGTCGATGCTGTATTAGGACCAACCAGATTAACCTGACCGCCCAAAGTTGCCTGAAATACTAAATTGCCCATGATTTTTCCTTATGGTGCGATGATTAATTGACTGACCGTCAGAGCGCCCGTAGACGGGTTGAATTTTAGCTTTGTTGACGATGTTTTTTCAGGCAAATTACCTGTGGTGCTTGTCACCCAAGTAGGGTAAACCGTTGCATTGGTCGTTGTGTCGTCAGTAATGCCCACATTTGTGGCGTTTGTCGCTGACGTTGCGCTAGTCGATGTGCTTGCGTTGCCCGTCAAAGCACCAACAAAAGTGGTCGATGTGACAGAAGTTAGGCCAGCAAACGTGGTTACCGTAGCGCCCAACGCTACAGAAGTTGAACCAATGGTAACGCTAGAGTTTGTCAATGCCGCATTAGGGATTGACGTAAGACCAGCGCCTGAGCCTGTGAACTGAGTAGCCGATAAAACGCCCGTGGAGGGGTTAAATTGGTACTTGGTACTGCTAGTATATTCAGTCGTTAAATTACCGCTTGTAGCGGCTGCAAACAGCGGGTATCGTGTTGCGTTAGTGGTCGTGTCATCCGTGACGGTTGCATAAGCCGTTGGAGTTGTCCAAGTAGGCAAGCCAGAACCGCTAGAGGTCAAAACCTGACCGCTTGTGCCTGTTGAACCATTCAAAGATAAGTTTGTGTTTAAACGCAAAGTCGTAAACGTACCAGCCAAAGGTGTAGTTCCACCAATAGCCACGTTATCCATTGCACTAGCTGTTGCAGGATTGATAGTTACCGTACCAGTACCAGTAGGCGCAAGGCTAACGTTTTTGTTTGATGGATTAGCATTAAATCCACCGTTAATGTTTACGTTTCCGCTGCCACCGCCATCCCAATTCAACAGGGATGTTCCAGTGTATGTGCGTAAGTTTCCACCAAGAATTGACTGAGCATAGTAATCAGGGCTAACTACCTTGGTGTTAGCGTTGATTGTTGAGCCAGTAATTGTGTTTGCAGTAGTGCCACCAATAGCAGGCGGGCTAGACAAATCTAAAGTGCCGCCAAGCGTGATTGTTCCGCTAGTGGTAATTGTTCCACCAGTAAGAGTAATGCCGCTAACAGAGCCGCTTGTGGCAATACTTGTGACTGTTCCTGTCGTTGGCGTAGACCAAGCTGGCAAGCCAGATGCTAAAGTCAATACTTGGCCATTTGAGCCAGCCGCCAACAATGAAGTTGAACCAGTAGATGCTTGGTAAGGCAAAGAACCAGTGTTACCGCCAGCAATATTGGTTGCAGTTGTTGCGTTTGTAGCGTTTGTTGCGTTTACTGCATTGGTTGCGTTTGTCGCATTTGTTGCGTTTGTCGCATTTGTTGCAGTAGCCGCATTGCCGCTAATCGACCCGTTAATCACGTTTGTAACGGTCAAATCAGTCGAATTTAACGTGGTAAATGCACCAGTTGAAGGTGCAATATTGCCAATTGGCGTACCGTTTAACGCTGTAATTGTGATTGATACACCGCTAATCGAGCCGCCAGTAATCTGGGCATTGCTAGTGTTCATCTGCGAGAACGTACCAGCCGCAGGGGTAGCTGCACCAATGACAGAACTATCGATAGTGCTGCTTGTAATGGTTGCGTTGGTAATCGTGTCTGAACTTAAAGGAGGGGAAAAGAATTCCCCGCCTGGACCAACCAAGCCAATGCAAACGCCATCAACGTCAAAAATAGCTTGAACAGGAACGATGTTCGTTGTTACTGTTTTTGCTATGGCGTTAGTCATCTTTTTACCTTAATAAGTCAGAATTACCAGCCGAACCTAGATTCGGCATGGTAAACATTAAGACTGGTCGCCAGCAGGTGTAACGTAAATGATGCCAGTAGCAGATGCGCTAATAGCAGTCACATAGAAAGGTGCTGGTGGAACGGCAAGAATCACAGGGCGTGTCATGCCAGCAGGCAAGACGTAATCGCCAGGTGTGCCATCAACGGGCAACACAGCAGCGCCAGGGTCAACGTTGCCAAATCGCACAGCAATGGCAGAAGTGCCAGTGTTGATTAAAGAAGCATAGTTGGTTTGGTCGTTTGTGTTACCAGTAATCAGAACAGCAGCATGGGCGCTGCTGGTTACTGACAAAGCATAAGTTTTGCCAGCGGTTCGTAGTACGGATGAAACAGCCATGATTAGACAGCGGTTGCGGGTGCTGGACCTTCAAGTCGCACGATTTGCAAAGTGTAAACACCAGCAGTAGGCACGACACCAGAAGAAGTCAAGTTACCAAATTGAATGGTCAACACGTTAGCTGTCAAGCAGTCAGCTTCGCTAACCACGATGCCAGCAATTTGAGAGCCATTCAAGCCGATAACTTGAACAATGTCTGTGGTCTGCAAGCCAGGCAAAGAAAAGGTCTGAGCAGCAGTTGTGTTAGCGGCAACAGAAACAGGCGTCAGGCTGGCTTGAACGTAAAAGGTTTCGTGGGAATTACCACGGGTGATGGTCGTAGAAGACATTTTGAATTCCTTTTAAAGAATGAATTGATTGTACTATTAGAAAAAGAAAAGGCCACCCCTTTTGAGAGTGGCCCGTTCTTATTTCACACAAATTACCAAGACAACAATGGTGAAGTTGCTGTCGAGCCAGTTGTGGTGCTTGGGCGCTGCACAGACACCAAGTAAGTACCAGCGGCAGGGGTAACACCCGCTGCGGTTGGGTTCACAAAGCGAATGGTCAACTGGTCAGCGGCAGACACATAAGCGTCAAGAACGCCAACGCCTGCGGTTTGTGCGCCGTTAAACGACACAGAAACCATGTCACCAACAACCAAGCCAATGCCAGTATTGGCAAAGTTTTGGGCTGCGGTGGTGATAGTTGCAACGATTGCGGGGGTCAAAGACAACGAGAAAACGCCACCCTTAACAACGTTTGTCATTGGAGCAAACGATTCTTGGGTGATGGTGGTTGCTGGTCCTGGATTAGCCATGATGAAATTCCTTAAAAATGTTTAAAAACGGGGGGCAAACCCCCCATCAGAATTAAGCTGCAACGCGGCAAGCCAATTCAGGGTACAGAGGAGCCCAACCGTACAACACATCCAAACGAGTTGGGATGGAATCGTTGTTAATTGTGTACTGGCGGACCACACGGATTGACAGGCCCATTTCCTTGTCGCTTGCACGACCAGCAAAATGCACACCTTCTGGCAATTCCAAATCGGCTACTGCCAAAGTGAAAGCATTGCGGTGCATGATGATGTTTTGTGGGGAAACAATACCTGTGCTGTTGAACTGGGTCACAGCGGCAGCAGACGATGTTGTTGGGATGCTCACGTTCTGGAACTGGCCAGCAGTGATAACAGCAGGAGACACAACCACGTTGCCAGAAGCGCCAGAAGCGATAGCAACAGTAGTTTTCACCACGAAGTTACGCAACTTGTTGGAGCCGTAGGCTTGGCGGTTCTGTGGGTTCACAGCGTACACACCAGCGATAGTGAACACGTCACCAGCGTTCAGGTTCAAAGTACCTGAGTTGGCGGCTGTCAAGCTGATAGTCGATGTAGAAGCCCAACCAGAAGTCAAGAAGCCAGTGCCAGTTGTGGTGTTCACAGAAGCAGTCACGGTGGTAGTGCTGTTAGAACCGAACACTTGGGACACAACGTTCTGGTCCATTTTCCACTTCATGCCAGCACTGTCAGTGCCCATCATGCCTTTTTCGTATTGCTCGCTAATCTTTTGGTTAGGAGCAAACAAACCTTTCAAGCTGTCAACGATAGTTGCAGATGTGAAGGGTTCAACGATACATGAACGGCGACCGTCACGGGGTGCGCCTTCGCTGTCCAAATAAGCACCAGCGGTCAAGTAGGTGATCAGGCCAGTTGGAGGTGTACCAGCAGTACCAACGATGTTGGCAGTTTGCAGGGTAGCCATAGCCAAACCGTCACGGTCAACCTTGTTGGCGATTGCGGCGATAGCGGGCTTCAACACGCGGTCGCTAAACATATCCAAGGACAAAGCCAAGTCTTGTGTAGTGAACTGTGTATCAACGTGGAACTGAGTAGACAGAGTAACAGGGATGCTAGTTTCGTTGAAGTCTTCAACGTTCAAAGCTGGACCTGTTGTTCCGATGAAACGAGCTGGTTTGCGAACGTTAACGGTGGCGCCAATTTTTGCACCAGTAACGGCAAATTGGTCATCATAGTTGCGGTCTACTTCGCTCGAAAATGTGAGTTCGTTTTCCAAGACCATCAACGCTTCGTTGGTGATCTTGCTAATGGTTAAGAGATTATTTGCCATTTTTTGCTTTCAAAAAGATTAGGTTTACCGAATTTTTCCCGCTCTGCGAAGTTCTTTCCACTGCGCTGCTGTTCCAAAAAAGACCCCATCGGACCCTAATGGCACATCAGGTGTGTTCTTACCCCCGCGAATCGGTTGAATCGGTGCTGGTGCTTTACTTCTAACAATAGGGGTTGGCTTCTCGGCTTCAGACTTTGCCTCAAACCTTGCTTCCAACTTCCCAATCTCTCGCAACGCTTGCTTTGGCGACAAACCAGAGATTTTCTTAGCGACTTCATCGTTTTCAGCTAGGTGATATAGGATTTGTGGGCCTACGTCACTCTCCAGAATCGCGTCACGAATGTCGTCATTTACGACCACATCGCTCGATGCAACAATGTCATCAAAATCTGGCAACGATGCTTTGGCTGCTTCTACCTTAGACGTCCATTGGCTAATAACCTTTTGACGTTCTTCAGCGGCTCTTGCCTCTGCTTGTTGCCTATCACGATTAGCTAACGCTTGTTCTGTCGAATACTCGGCTAGAGCCTTCGCATATTCAAACGCATCGCTAAACTGACTGGGTTGCGGCTCTTGGTCAACAGCTTCGGCCAATTTTTGTGGCTTTTGCTGGTTCTCAAGTGCTGCCAAACGCGCTTCTAGAGTTTGCCTTGCTTCACGTTCTTGTTGCGCTTCTTTACGCGCTTCTTCACGTTGCTTAGTAATCTCAGAAAAACGGCGCTCAAGTTTAGGATTGTGCTTACGCTCACCCTCTTGTTTTGCTTCGGCTTCTGCTTCTTCAGGTTCACTCTGTTCAACTACCTCTGTCGGCTCTGTGGGTTCTTCCACAGCCTCGGCAGGGGCTGGTGATTCAGCTAAACCTAATCTGTTTGCATAAAATTCCGCTGCGTTGTCGCTGGTCAAAACTTGACCTGCTTCTTTTTCAGACATTACGTTGTCACTCCGAATTTGCCCCGTGTACCTCACGGGTAAGGTTGTGGTTAATCTACCACAGAATCATTTAAAAATCAAATAGCGCGTTCTGTTGTTTCTGCACTTGCATCACGCAAAGCCAATCTGTCCATTGTGGCCAAACGAACGGCAATTTCAGCCTTCATTCGCTCAATTTCAAGTTGAGTTTGTGTTTTCAAGACAGTTTCCTGTGCCTGCGCATCTACCTTCATCTTCATGTCGGCGTGGTCGTGAGCATCTTGCAGTTCAATCTGGTGGGCGCGGTTGGTTTCTTTAATCAATACGCGCTTGGTTTCACCTTCTTGCTTCATTTGCTCAACATCAGAACGATTCTTCAGCATCATTTGCATAGATTGCAGTTGCTGTTGCAGTTCTTCCACCTGTTTCTTTCCCTGAGCCAGTTGCATCTGAACTTGCGGCGGGATTTCGCTGTGTTCGTCAATCTGAGCCAACGGGTTAGCCGCAGCCAAGCGGTCAGCAATAACGTCAGCACCAGGCCAATCCATGTTGCGGAACACCAAGTCGCCACAAGTCTGCATTAAGCCAGGGTCAGCGGCTAACAAAGGCAGCATTGATTCCACGGCCTCTTGGCGCTTGCTGTTATAGCCTGGGCCAGTGTCCATCACTACGTCATATTGACCAACGGTCATGTCATTTAAGACGCGACCAACGGAATCACGCTGGTTTACGGTCAACAATTCAGGCTTGCCGTCATCGCCAATGATTCGCATCACACGTTCGGTGTCGTAAATCTTAGGCAGCAAGTCCAGAATAATAGTCCCGCAATGGGATATTGAACGGGTCAAGTTGTCGTAATAGTCGTAGTTTGTCAGGTCAACTTGCTGTTGTTGGCCATTCAAAGCCTTGCCTGAGATATTGCCTTGCTTCAGTTGGGCAGGGTCAAACACGCCCATGATTGACTTAATGTCATCATCCACACCAGCAGCAGCAGCCATGATGCCAGCTTGAGGTGGTTCAGGTTGCAGGCGTACAGGCACAGGCGCAGGGCGACCATCAATGTCTGTTTGCTTGTAACGAAGCAGTGGGAAAGACTTGATGTTGGCGTTTGCCCAATCGCTCTCATGGCCTTCGTCTTGACCTTCAGCAATCAGCCACTTGGCTTTTGGAGCCAATGCAACGCCTTCAGTAATAGAAGTCTGCCAAAAGTTATACATACGCTGTGGGTCTTTGGCATTGCGAATCATGCCGAACTTTTTGCGCTTATCGCCCACAACCAAATGACGCCCGTAGACAGGAATGATTGGGATGTACTTGCCAGCCCAAGTGCCTTCTTCGATGATTTCGTTAGCAGTCAGCTTGCAATACTTAATGGTTTTCTTGTATGACGAACGCTTGTCCACCACAATAATGCCAGCACTAGCAAGTCGAGCAAAGAAATCTTTGTCTTCTGCAAAGGTACTAGAACCATCACTCAATTGATACAAAGTAGCTTTTTCACGCACTGTGTAGAAGTATTCAGCAAGGCGAATATCCTCTTTGGTAATCCATTCTGACTGACTGTCGCCCGTACCACGTTGGGTAAACGATGTGCCGCCGTCCACCGCCGCATCTGGATATAGCTTTGAAAACTCTTTCTTTGGCATCATTGTTGTAATTAAACAACGGTCAGCGTCAGAGCCATCAGGGGCTACTGAATTAGGGTCAAAGTAGACGGTGAACGGGTTGTCGATTGGGTCAATGTAGATTTCTTGCTCAAAAGAATCTTCCGAAACGTAGTCTGTACGCACACGGAAATAGCCCCAACCCATGCGAACAGCGTATTCAAATGCGTTGTCGTAAGCATGGTCAGCATTTGAGTTGTTCTCAATGTGGCGCACGATGCCTTGAATAGTCTGAGCATCCACCATGTCCTCATGCGTATTCATTGCATGAACTTTGATGCGTGGTCGTTGCTGGCGCTGTTGATTACAGACTTGGCGGCAATAGTTGTCCACCTTGTTTACCACGATAACAGGGCGTGATTCCAGATTGCGTGAGTTCTGCAACTCCACGGGCCATTGGTCGCCGCCACCAAATTTAAGGTCTTCAAGCGCCTCTTGGCGGTTCATCGTATCGGCATCGTTTGCCAATTTCAAGAATTCAATTGCTTCTTGAATCCGTGGGTCGTAATCATCTGCCATATATGTCCTAGGTTGACAAGTTTGCCAATTTTAGCCCATCCAGCTATTTGCGCCACCGTAATTTTGCACTGGCTTTGACTGTCTGCGTTGTTTTGGTTCGTTAATCATCAGTCCAATGTAGCGGAAAGCGTCAGCCCCGTGGCTGTAGTTGTCATGCACTGGCGTTTTGCTGAATTGCTTGGTGTCTGGGTCAACATCGTAACGGTAGTGCCGCAAACATTGCAACCCATCGTGGCAATTGTCACGGTCAAACCAGCAGTTTCTGAATATTGTCCTGGCTGCGTTGATACTGTCCAAGATTGGCGTGCGTGGAATGATTTTGGTCTTGTAGCCAGCAGCCCTAACAATTTCCTCAATACTTCGACCATTACCAGCCAGAGTTTTGTTTTCAGCATCGTGCGGCAGCCAAAGCGTGTCATAGATATACCCGTAGGTTTGCATCTTGGCCAAGTAGTCGCTCATCGTGGTCTGATTACCCTCAACATAACGAATAAGGCGAGTTTCCATGCCAATAAACTGTAGAAACCAAATAGCCGTAGCATCCGACCAGCCAAGGTCAAAGATCGCGTGAACAGGCTTCGTAGGGTCATAGTTAACCTTTGTGATACGGCCATCTAACTCAGCCACTTGCATTTCTTTGGCAAACACAGCGCCATCAACTGTTTGGCGGCACAAGCCTTCCCAGACTACGTTGTAGGCTTCAGGGTCACGGGCTTTAAGAGAATCTTTTTCAACTTTTAAAGTGTCTGGAAACCATGGGTTCTTATTCCAGTTTACCTTTACAGTCGCACAGTTTTCTGGTGGGCTAAGAACAAAACGTTTGTAAGTTTCGTCAGATTCCAGTTCTGGGTTAAAAGTTACCCAAATTTCAGAATCAGGGGCACGAATTGTTGGAATCAAAATGTCCCAAGAACGTTTAGAAACAGTTTGCGCTTCTTCAACCCAACACCGTGTAACGCCTTCAAATGACTTAATAGTAGCCACTGAGTTGTTTTTAAGACCAGCAAACAAAATCAAAGTGCCGTTTTTGCCTCTGATTTCACTTTCGGTAATTTCATAAAAATCGGCCAATCCCATGATGTTGATTTGGTCTGTCAACAACTGATGAACTGAATCTTTTAAAGAACGTTGAATCTCACGGGCACACAAAATGCGCTGTGGAGATTTTGCTCCTTGAATTAATAACATCATGGCAAACGCCCATGATTTACCTGAACCACGGCCACCCCATGCGCATTTATATCGCATTGGTTCAGCTAAAAATTCAGCCCACAAGGGTAGGCTAATGTCATTCTTCATTTTTTTGCTTTGCCCGTCTGTTGCGTTGCTCGCATAGCCTGCTACAGCATTTTGCTTTTGCGCTTTTTGTTATGAAATATTCACCACATTCTGCACATTCAACATTTCTTTCTGCATGAAGCACTTGACTACCTATCAATGAAAGTTTTTTCAAATGTTCTTTTCCTGCATCAGTTTGTTGCCATTTAGCAAGCTGTGGTCGCAGACCTTTTGTGCCTTTTTTACCAGCCCTTCTACCTTTTTCCAAGCCTTCTTTTTGCTTTTCAGTCATAGAACGGCCAGACGCCCCTTCGCCACCATCTGTCAAATTCGCTAATTTATAGCCATTTTCTTTGGCAAGTTTGATATGAACCTGCTCAAGTTCAAATGCTTCTTTCTCGTACATACATGGAATTACATCCACAATTATGTTGTCACGACCGTATTTTTTAACAATGTTTTTATGCCATTCTGTGCGCCTGCTTGGAGCAAAATCATAAGCACGACTTAGCAAACCCTTCCCAATGTAAAAAGGTTCACCATTTGGGCGTTTGTGAATGTAAACACAGAATTGTTTTGCCATGTGTTTATTATATATCCATCGCTTCAGAAATGGTGCTGGATGAAGGAATTGAACCATCGACCTTCCGCTTACAAGGCGGGCGCTCTACCAACTGAGCTAATCCAGCTTTTCTTTTTCAGGCTTTACAAATGTCACGTTGATACCAGACAGCAACGGCGCACCATCAGCCCCTGTAATCTCAGTCTTTGTGCTTTCACGGTACTTCTTTGGAAACCTTGCGGCCATTGAACGCGACCAAAGGCCAGTGTTCAGCTTCGCAGCATCCTTGTGTTCCAGCATATAGGCTTGCGCTTGATCTTCCCACCAAGCAAGCTCTAATTCCTTTGCTAACTCCATGGCGTGCTGAAATTCGTCATGCGTATCACGCCATGTAAACAAAGTTCTAGTGCCAACACCCAAAATAGCGCCAATTTGTTCTACAGATTTACCAATCTTGCCCAATGCAATAACTTCCTCACACATGGCGGGGTTATACAAGGTTGGTCTACCTACGGGTCGTGTTTGATCTGTCATTTTTTACGTTCTTTTGCCATTAAATCAGGAGCTGCAACTCCCATCGCAGAAGCGATTGCGGCTGTTTTTCTCCAAGGGTCAAAGGCCGCATTACGTAATCTAAACAAATCAGGATTGTTTGACGCATATGTATCAGCAACAACATCAAGACCTTTACCTGCATTGTCTTTTACGTTCTTAATAGCAACTCCTTCATATCCTTGCCTTTGCGATTCTTCAATTGCAGGACGATTAACACGCATCCAATTTTTACCTTCTGCTTCGTAAGGCATAAAATCTTGACTTCTTACTTTCATAGGGTAAACAGTTGCGCCTTCAGAAACGTATTTGCCATTCATAAAATCGTTATAAAAGTTTTGCTGACTTTCATGAATTCCGTTTAATTCTTTACGCAATTGATTGATTTTGTAATGTTCTCCATTACCAACTGCTTCTGAAACCTGTTTCAAAATTTCATTTCGTTTTTCTTCCAAAGAACGAAACTCAGGGAGTTTTTGAACATAATCTTTATATGTTTTCCAATTTAAAGAATATCCACTAGCATTTTCTGGGTTTGTTGTAGAAAAAGCATAATCATCAAACGGATTGCCACTTTTGCTACCAGACAATGATGTATCAAAACGTTTAATGTCTGGGCTTGTTGTCCCATGATAAACATCTGTATCAAATCCCATTGCTTTTGCTCTATCGGCTGACGTGTTATTTTTTGCAAGCCCTAATCCATTTTGAGAAATAGGTAAAGATGCACGTTGTTGGGCTAATTTCATAGAAGCAGAATCTTCAATTGATGCCAACTTACCTACCCCCCTTAAAGCAGGATTAGCAGCAGCAGCAATTTGGGCAAGGTTTGACAGTTGATTGCCGTAATATGCCGATTCTTTGGCTTTTGCCGTATTTGGCGACAAAACGCTCATGCCAAGTTCATCAGGTGTACTTCCCAACACACCACGCGCAAAACCATAAGTTCTAGGGTCTGGCAGGTTTTCAGGAATACGGCCTGCTTGCGCTTGCTTCATCCTTGCCGCTTGCCGCTGCAATTGTGGATAGCCAACGTAAGCGTCAGCATTTTGTTGAAGTTGCAGCAGTTCAGCAAGGGTTGGCATAAGAATTCCTCTGGTTGTTTACCAGATTTTATTCAGCTTTTGGTTCTTCTGGCACTTCTTCTTTGTCCAACTCAGACAACTGCCACTGGCACTGCTGGATTGCACCATTAATCATGTGCAGGTTGACTTCCATCTGTTTGCCTTGCGCCATCAATTCCTCAATGCGCTTTTGGATTACTTCTTTCATTTATCTTCTCCAGTTACTACGGTTGATTGTTTATAAAGTCGGGGGCGTTTCTTTGGGTCTTTTTTCTCAAGCAATTTGCCGATTTTCCAAATTAACCATTGAATCTTACGCTTGAGCATTGTTTTCCCCAAAATAGGCAAGCACATCAATGTCTTCATTCAGGTTCTTAAACCGTTCCTCAAACGAATACACGATGCCTTTATACATACTGGCATGGTAGCGGTTGCCGTTCTTTTTGTAGAACTCCAACTGCTGTTTGGCTAGTGAATAAGCCAATGCCAAGGTGTAAATGTTTTCTTTGACTATCATGCTTCTTCAACGAAACACACATCCTGCCACGACATTTTTAAGCATTGGTCATCACCTAGCTTTAATGGCTCAAACTTCAGATATTCGTCTTTGGCTGTGTGCGCTACCGTACCAAAGTGGACTTTATCGCCCATCTTTAGACCTTGGCGCATAGCATCGTCACCCAAAGCGACCACATGGCCTGTCGTGGGATAGCCTTCCACCTTGCTCAAGTCCAACACTTCAGACTTAAAGCGCACTTCGGGCTTTACAATGATTTTGTCGCGTAATGGCTTGATGTTCATGCGGCCACCTTGCGTGTGTATTTGCGTTTGGGCTTGTCTTCTGTCATGTCACGGACAGGCAAGGCCAACATATCAGGAACAGGGTCTGCGTAAGGCACAGGCGTGAATTCACCGCAGCGTTCCATTGGGCTGCGGTTTTGGTATATCGGAAAGCGCCGACAAGTACCAACAGCGTGTCCACTATCTACAAAGTGGTCACAAGCCTTACAATTCTTCACAAGCATGGCAAATCTCCTTATTTGTTATGCCTAGAAGCCCATCAGTCCTGCTCGACTGTTTGGGCTTCGTCTATTTTAGCAGTAAGACGCTTTTTCTTTGACGTAGCAAACGCCAGCAGTCTTGCCAGTGTTGAACTGTTTGTCTGCGCCTGTCATGTCTTCTTTGCCCATGCCCACGCCGCCAACTACCTTGCCCATGCGGTTTCCGCTGTTGTCAGGCTTGTCAGCGCCTTTAGGTGGTGTTGCGCCAGTAGAACTGGGGATGCCTTTGCTTGAATCCATTTTACCCATGATGTTTCCTTCAGGAAGTTGTTTGGTGACTTTATGCCGTTAGTGGCACAATGTCAATGCAATTTTAACAGGAAATAACATGGCCACCAAATTTATAGTTACCAAGAATCTTGCTTCTAAAAAAACCCCAACGGGTCATTACGAACCTGTCAAAGAACATAAAGATGAAATGCGCCGCATTGCTGCAGTTGAGAAAGAATTGAAAAAGCACGAAAAGATGCCAGCGTCTAAGGCTCACGGTAAGTGATCTGGCCATTTGCTTTGGTTTTTTAGGTTTACCACGGTCTTTTGATAGGCCATTTGCCACAACGAACGGCGCTGTTCTTTTGTAAGTCGTGCGCCAGAATCTAGTTCCATGTGGCATTTTTGACACAAAGCGGCTGTAAATTCGTCACTTGCCTTGATTCCACGGCCTTTGCCGTGTTCAGCCCAATTGCTGTGTGCGGCTTGGGTTTGGTCTTCTATGTAGCAGTTTTGGCAAGGTAGGCTTGCTACATTCTTTAAATGTGCTTTGCTTCTAAAGTAGTTGAACTTGGGAATCATCATGCTTCACCTCTTGCTCGGATTAAATAAGCACATCCAGCAGCAGTCCATTGATTTTGCTCACACACCTTTGCACACGCCTCACGCTCTTTAGCTGCTATCAGTTTCATTAGTTCACGAACTTGGTCGCCTGTGTATAAATCATCACCTTCGTAGGCGGCATTTAGGTATTCAGGCATTTCAATGATTTCATCTTGTTTCATGCTATTTCCACCACATCTTTTCCGTGACTTTTAATGTAATTTGCGGTTTTACGAATCATCTTTTCGTATTCAGACCTGGCAATGCTTGTGCGCTGAAGTTCGTGGTATTCCCACAAATCTTTTACTTTTGTAATGCCAATGCCTGACAAGCCCATCTTGCCTGTCTTTTGGTAACGCTCTGCGGCTTCTAGCAAAGCGGTCTGCACTTCCTCACAATACGGTAAGACTTCAGGACCAATGCCTGATTTGCCCATTGTCTCGGCAATGTTGCACACATCGGCAAGCCAGCGCCAATCTTCTGTGGTTCCCATGCCTTTGGTCATTGCGTCAATTGCGGATAGTTCACACAAGCGCAGTTTGTCCAAAGACTTGCTGTCAGAGATAGCAGCGCCAGCAAGCCCATGCGCTAGGCTGTTCAAAAGTGGGTAAACAGTGCGTTTACATTTTTTGCGTGTCATTAAGTTCAATTCCGTTGTTAGCAGACCAAGCCAAAAGCCATTCAACAAACTCGCTTGCCTGCTCTTTAGTGAATTTGCGGGTCTGTTGTCCTAATTGAACAATTCCGGTCATGTCTAGGCTTGGCACAACCTTGCCTGCTTCAATCTGATTTTCTTTGCAGTATTGCCAGACCAACATTCTTTTCCAATCTTCTGCATCCCACTTAGAGCCGCAATGCTCGGCCTGTCGTGCAATGTCGCTAAAGATTGCGTGATATTTACGATTTTGCTCATCACTACGGTTTTGCGCCTTAATTTCAAGCGTCAACTTCTTGCCATAAACCAAAGCCTCACGGACTTTGGGCCAAACGCTAGTCATCAAGGCTTGCGCTTGCTCATAGTTGTCTAAGTCGTATTTCATTCAAGCCTGTCTGCCACCAAAGTAGCGTAGCCTGCAATGTCGTGCCAGTGGTCGTGGTGGTCAGGGTTGCCGTTTAAAACACGAGCGATCTTGTGACAAATCATTTCCAATGCTTCAATCTGGTCAGGAGCAAGACCTTGGAAATCATGTTTCCACAGCACAGCTTTAAGTTCTTGGCTAATTGCTGCGTGTGTTGCAAAGTCGCCATGTGTCTTTTGGCGTTGTTTCAATGTCTTTTCAATGCTCATTTGATTACTCCAATAATCTTTAATGCTTGCTCTGGGCCTTCAGCAACGGCTAGAAGGCCACCTTTCCACTCACCATGCCACTTCACTTGATCTTCAGTTAATTGACGCGCTGAAGGCACTTTCTGACCATCCTTGACCTCAATAAGAAATGTCTGTCGTTGGTATCCAACAAGAAGGTCTGGCACACCCTTGCCAACTGCGGCTAAAGATTGAACCGTAGCGCCAGCCGCCCGAAGCGCAGACACTACGGCATCCTGGTTAGCATCTGTTTTTGCGGCCCGCCTCATTCTTTAAAACTTGCCATCAAAATGCAAACTAAAACGCCCACAACTAGAACAACGCCAATGCCAATTAGAAGAACAATGGTTGCAATGTTTTCAATCATGTGTTTTTCTCCTTGAGTTGCTTTTCAGCCCAAAGTGCGCCAGAGCCAAAACTTCCGTCCGACCAAGCCGCAGTCTGTTTTTGTTCATCCGTTAGTCCAACCCATGTGCGCTGTGTCAGATTCTTGATGTAAGCATCCAAAGCTCGAATAATTGCTTTAGCACCTTCATCCGTTGGAACATCTGGGTTTGACGTAACGCCATCTTTTGTAATGCGCATCACTTCTCGTTGATTTCCAGTTGATGTGTCATAAAAAACAATGTTGCTTGGCGGTTGACTGAATGTATATTTAGCCGCATCTGCTTGTGGCATTGTTATTTTGTCGTATTTGTAATCTAGATATGGGTTGCTCATAGCAGTGCGTCCTCTGTTTGTGCGCGTTTTTGTTGCGCGTATTCTTTGATTTGCTTTGCAGTCCACGGTACGGGTGGGTAGTTAAATGGCCAGTTCATAGCTTCTCCAATGCAAAGTCAATGGCCACCAACGCAGCTTCTTCAGCGTCAAAGTTTGGATGGTAAATTTGCGTGTCAGTATGCGACAAGGCTTCACGCGCTAAGGTCAAGGCTTGCTTGAGTTGTTCAATTAGGGCTTGCTCACTCATTTGGTCACCTCTGCATCAACAATGCGAATCAAGGCGGCAATCATGTCCTTAGCCTGCTCCTTGGTCAGCGTAACGTGGCAACGGGCAGCCTCTACCACAATGCTTACCCAAACTTCATCACCATGCGCGTCAACATTGATGTGGCGGCGCTTGCGTGTCGTTTCAATTCTTGTGTCGAGTTCCATTTCATATCCTTTTATTTACGTTCATTTACTCGTTCTCTTACCGCTTCAACCAACCCCTTAAAAATCCCCGTCTGGTCGTTCTCAAGTTCCTGCGCTCGTTCCTTGGCGTAAGCAATCCAGCCCTTTTGTAAAGCCATCTTTGTCAAATGCTCCACTTGTTGCTCGAATACTTGGTTGAAATCCATCTAGGTCGCCTGTCAGTTCAAGTGCTTTGTTGATTGTGTCTAGATTATAAGACAGATTATCCTTGATTCCGTCAAGAATTTGCATTGCTTGAAAAAAATTCATATCAACCCCACTGGTCTGCCATAGCATTGGCAATACCTTGGTAGGTTGTAGAACGCAGCTTCCAACGGTCTGGGCTTGGAGGCATCTTGTGTATGCGGTCTGAACGGCCTTCCACAATGTCCGTAGGCGTAAGCAATGGCAAGCCTTTAAGCCACAAGCACGTTGATTTAGTTTCACCATGCCCAAACTGCCAAGGCTGAATGATTTGGTCAGGCTTTCGGATTCGGCTGGAAATAATGCTTACAGGGTTTTCCAAAGCAATCTTAGGGATGTTGGCATTTAGCAACATACGAACAAAATCTAACGCTTCATCTTGTACGCCACTGGCTTTCTTGGCAGCAAAGTGACGCGCACCTGAAACAGCTAAATGTGTGCATGGCGGGTGGCAAATCATTAAATCCCAACCGTCATTAATAACGTCTTGCACAGCGCCTTGGTAATGTGGTCCAGGCGCATCAGTTGGCAACAAGTCGCAACTCATTGCTTCATGGCCAAGCGCAAGAAAGGCATCACGCACACGTCCTGAGTATTCGCAAGCAATTAAAACTTTCATTTGTAATCATCTTCTGCAAGTTGGCAAAAAATAGAACATTCAACATTTGGCTCTGCTGGATAGTTTCCATCAGTTGCCACAAGTTCATCAAGGTATCGGTCTTTCAAAACGGTTTGTTTCTTGAATCGCTCAAGTTCAGCCATCCGTTGAAAATTCTCTGGAAAGTCAACTTTGATTTTGTTCCAGTAACCCATGCCTCCTTTGACGCAACCAATGCAGTTGTTGTTGTGATAGCCAAGCTGATACATTTTTGGCAGTTCAATGCCAGCGTTTTTCAACATACCAAGGCAATCTTCTTTGGTCAAACCTTTTTCAATCAACGGAACCCAAATGTCTACGTCATTGTTTACGTCAATAAACCTGTCGTAGCGTTGCTGTTCTTCAACGGTGTAGCCAAACACTTGCCTGTCGTTCACTTGTTCAAACTTGATGCGGACTTGCTTCTTCAACTTCTGTGTGCATGGCGCTGACCCTTTAATGTTCATTGCGCTAGTTTTAAAAGTTTCATAAATTGAACGTTTGTAACGGTCATTGCCAAGAATCAAAATTTCCTGACCAAACCATTTTTCACAATCAGCCAAGAATCTTTTGTTGTCTGGATGTTCTTCAAGAACTTCTGTGTAAGCAATAACAACAGGAAGTTTTCCAGCGTTGTCAGAAATTGCCAACTTGGTGGCAACGGCAGATGCTGCACCGCAGCTAAACCAACAAACTATTCTGCTCATACATGAACCACCAATGCTTTTTTGTGAAATGAAACACCTAAGAAGCAACGTAGCTTGTCAACATAGGCAGAAGTTTTTTCGTTGCGCTGATAACTTGCGTTGCCCGTATAACAGCCAACACCAGACTTGTCGCGTTCGTAGACGGTCACAACAATCTTTATCACCCCACACATTTCAGCAACTTTTTTCATGTCAAGAATGACATTTGGCAAAACATCGTCAGTTAACACGTTTAAAACGTTGTTGCACATCATCAAATCATATTTTTGGCTCAAGACACGCACGTTTTCATCATGCGGCCTGTTGTAAGGGTCGTAAACCTCGCAAACAGCACCAAGTGATTGCAAATATTCTTGTGCTTCTGAGAATTTGCCACCACCAAAGTCCAGCACCCGCATGGGCATCGTAAAAGTCTCAGCAAGAATTCGTGCGCCAGCAGCCTTTTGGTTTCTGCAAGTTTCGGCGCTTGATACCTGTTGAACGTAGTTGTGGATTTGAACGCCATTGACCTCAATAATGCTTGGCTCGGCAAATAAATCATTGTTTGGATTGATTCTCACACCTTTGCTCCTTTACGCAACTCTGCCAATTTAGCCAATGTCTCCAATGATGGTGGCACAGCCCGTTTTCTGTCTTCTTCAATCTTCCGCAAAGCAGCGTCTTGGTTTGGCGGTGTTGGCGTAGTTTGGTGAATCAGGTCAACACTAAAAGTTGAAACTTCATCTTGCCAGCGACCTTGATTTAACCAAGTTGCAGGGTTTGGGATAAATTGACCACCATCTTTTTGCCAAGCAGCGGTCCTACGTTGAAAGTTAATTGCATTAACCATTTGCGTAAGCATTACTGCATCTGGCTTTCGTTTGTCAAATGCCTTCTTTGCGGCATCCTTGCCTATCTTCTTTGGATAGGCTTTCCAAAATTCATCAAAACGAACACTCAAAGCCGTAGGCTGCTTCTCTTTGTGTTTTGTGTCTTGTGTTATGTGTTGTGTGTTATGTGTAGCATTGCTTTCGGATTGCGTTGGCAATGCGTTCGCATCTTTAACCTTGCTCCACCTAGCCTTGGCACTAGCACTCGCCTTCTCAGACTTCTCACCTGTCTTGGCAATTTCCTTGTTTGCTCTGTGATGAATCCATCCGTTTTCTGTGCGCTCGAAATACTCTTGCAATACAAGCGTAATGCAATCGCTATGCGAACGCATACGAATCTGCCTTGCAGTCTCAGTTAATTTAAGTGGAATTGGTGTTTCGTGAAGATAGTACCAATCAAGCAATCGCCGATAGGTCAAATCTTCCATTTCGGAAAGGTGTTCCGTGTGACTTTTGTAGTCACCAATGTTGAACTGGTAGTAGTGCATATAGCCCGCTTTTTACAGCCCCTTTGATGAAGAAACGGCGGCAGGAGAAGGGGTAACTCTTTTCAGTTGGGTAGCAACTCCCAACCTAGCCGTGTTTCAAAACATTATATCTTGAGAAGAATCAAGATCAATAGAACAATCACAAAAAAGTGAAACATCAGTTGAACCAAAGGTAGAACCCGTGAAGGATTCCGATTGGGAAAAAGATTGCGCCAGCGACTAGGAAACCCCAGAAGCCTTGTGCAAAGCAAGTGAAAATGTGGGTTAGCCAGGCAAAGCCACACAGAAAACCGATAAATCCAGCCATTACGCTTCCTTCACAAAGATGCCATCAGCGTTCAAATAGCCCTTGCGGTCTTTGATCTCTTGATACGCACCTTCAAAGCACGTTACCAAGTCAAGGTCAGCAATGGCACAGCCCATAATTAGCGTCACCAAAATGTCGCCATAGGCATCGGCCATAGCCACACGGTCGTTGTTGCGAATAGCGTCAATCAGTTCGTCAAGTTCTTCTTGTGTCTTGATTGCTTGGGCAGCGGCTGTGCTGTTTTGCACAATGCCACGGGCTTCACCCCATTGCACAACCTTCATTTCGATTTCTGAAAAGCTCATTTTTTGTCTTTCAATAGTTCAGGAAAATGCAGTTGTATCTGCCAAATGCGAGACTTTGGGATAACGCCGTTTTGCTTCCATAGCCAAACAGTCCCACGCTCAACACCTAGCAAACGCGCAAGCTCACTCTGTGAGCCTACTTTCTTGATAAGATGGTCAATGTTCATGCTGTTAGTGTATAGAAAAATTGACGAAAATACAACACATTAAAAATATTTTTGAGATTGCTGTAAATTCTGTCGATTTTCCTGCACAATACATACATCCCGCAGCGAAACGCAAACGGTACTTAGGAAACGATATGAAAAAACTCACAATTGGACAAACAGTCACAATTCTTAGCGCCACAGGCAAGCCAATCAAACTGACTATCTTGTCTTTTGAAAAGATTGGCACTTGCAATTACGCAAACACAGTTGACCATGATGGCGACCTTTGCCCCTTTTCAGTCAAGTTTTTGTTAAAAAAATCTTTCTAATAGGTGCAATTATGAAACTTAACAACACCACCCGCACCTACCCTCGAACCATGCAAGAGGCTTACCCAAACACTTATGACGCTATTGAAGCGCGTCAGCGTTGGGAATGGCTAGAAGGTCACCAATCCAATGCAAGCCAACAAGCTGAGTTTTGGGTTTATATCGCCTGCGCTTTTGCCGCTGGTTTTGTTGCACACACTATTTGGGGTTAAACATGAAACAAATTGCCACCGCTTTGGTCAAAGCACAAAAAGCCTTTGGGCCTGCTTTAAAGACCGCTACAAACCCACATTTTCGTTCACGCTACGCTGACCTTTCCGCTTGCGTTGAGGCTGTCATTGACGCTTTAAACGATAACGGCATTGCAATGATTCAGAAATGCTACGACTGCAACACAGGCATCATGGTTGAAACTGTGTTTATCCATGAATCAGGCGAAATGCTTGAATGTGGCATTTTGCAAGTGCCTGCCAGTAAACAAGACCCACAAGGTTACGGTTCTGCGCTGACATACGCTAGGCGTTACAGCTTAATGGCCGCTTGCGGCATTGCGCCTGAAGATGATGATGGCAACGCAGCCGCACGACCAACAAAACCAACAGTTGAGGCAAAACCAACGCTAGACGCTAAACGTTTGCAAGGTGCAATTGACAAGATTCTTGCTGGCGAATACACCACCGAAAAGCTGCGTGATACGTTCACACTAACGCCAGCACAAAATAAACAAGTTATTGAGGCACTTGCAAATGCTTAAAATTCGCGCCAGCTCACTAGCTGAAATAATGACAGACCCAAAAGGCAAAGATGAAACCTTGTCTGTTGGAGCCAAGACAGCTATCACCAAACAAGCCAAAGAATTTGTGTATGGGTATGACGAACGTTTCTCAAGCAAGTACACCGAAAAAGGCATCTTGGCTGAAGACCGTTCAATTGAGTTGCTTAACTCTGTGCTGTTTACGGATTACAAAAAGAACGCAGAACGTAAAACAAATGAATGGTTAACTGGTGAAGCTGACCTAGTGACGCCTGATTCAATCATTGACATTAAGTCAAGTTGGTCGTTGGTGACGTTTCCATGCCTATCGTCAGAAGGTGAAAACAAAACCTATGAATGGCAACTACGCGCCTACATGATGCTTTGGGACTTAGACCAAGCACAGATTGCATATTGCCTTGTAAACACGCCTGAACACCTGGTTGGGTATGAAGACAAGGCCTTGCATCAAGTTGAGCATATAGCGCCTGAATTGCGCGTTACATTGCTTAACTACACACGCGACAAAGCCCTTGAAGACAAAATAAAATTTAAGGTTGATGAAGCCCGTAAGTATTACGACAAAATCGTAAAACAAATATCAGATGAACACTCTAAGTAAGGAAACAAAATGGCAATAGTTTATGAAGTGACGGTCAAGGCTGGCACATACCTAAAAGACGGACAAGAGAAGGTGCGTTACCAGCGTATTGGTAGCGTCATTGAAACCAAGAAAGGTCCAATGCTCAAACTTGACCAAATGCCTTTAGTTGAAGGCGGTTGGGAGGGATGGGCATACCTTTTTCCACCTAAAGAAGGCGATCAAAAGTTTGCACCAAAGAAGCAGGCTAATGATGGTTTTCCAGAGGACGACATTCAGTTTTGATTTCGGTGGGAAAACGGATGCTGTGAGGTCGGGAGTTCTCGGCTTACTCGGACACAGTGCAGCGAGTACCACCACCACTTTGCATAGGAAACAATATGTTTAAATTTTTCAGAGCAAGAGCAACAGACGCAATCACTAGCTTTCAAGCGGCTGATTCAATCAAAGACGTAGCCAAGATGCACCAAGAAGTCATTGTGGCTTGCTTGCAGCGTTTTGGGCCGTTAGGTAAAGACGGTATTGCCAAGCAAACAGGACTTGAAAGCAACCAAGTGGCTAGGCGCATGAACGAATTACAAAAACTTGACTTGATTGAGTTAACTGGCAAACAGGTAACTTCTAACAGCGGCAGGAACGAACGTGAATGGCGTTTTAAGCCTGTCCAGCAGGAATTGCTATGAGCATCGTAATAATTGGATTTTTAATTGATTGGATGCTAGATGATTAACGCTTTTCATGTGGACTACGTTCAGACGTATATGCCAGAATTTATGTCAAAGATTAGGTCCGAATCAGCCGCAAAGTTGAACGGCGAAAAGTTTGGCGCAAAGTCTCGTGCTACTCGTGAAAGTGACGGCAAGTCTGTTAACACAATCACGCAGTTTCCCAAAACTAAACGTGTGTCAATAGCACCAACTGAGTTCTTGATCTACTCACGCGCTGGCATTAAAAACACAAAGGGTAAGAAGTAATTAAACGGCCTTTAAGCATTTGTCGTATTTGGCTTGGCGTTCTGCCAAACCAATCGTGCCACCGTTGATTTTTTTGGTCATGCCAAGAATGTCATTGTTATCGGCAAATGTTGAAAGGTTGTTTGCTTTCCAAAACCAACCCGCAGAACGCGCAGCATAGATTGGTTCAAGCAACAGGTCAGGATTGCCAACAAAATCAACGCCCAAAGTTGCGCCACAGCGTGTGTAATTGTCTTTTCCAGTAAGCTGTTTAAGACCACGGCCACGGTACTTCCAGCCCTCACCAGATTCAGCAGGACCGTTGCCCATGCGTGACGAATAAACAAGGTTAGCAATAAGTTCAGGTTTGCCAGCAATAGCGTTGGCCACAGCCGTAGGAACTAGCTTGTTATCTTTTTTGATTGGCTTTTTATCAGCATCCATAACTGCAAAGCGATTAGGCCAGCAAGCGGCTAAGGTGGCAGCGCGGTAATTGAGATTCTCGGTCAGCATGGTGTAACCACCAGATTCGTGTGAAGTCTGAGCCAAGAAGCCTGCAATGCGTTGTGGCGTATTGATCTCAAACTCTGCACAAGTATCAATGACGGCTTGATGCCACTTAGCAGGGTCTTTGACACCTACTGCAACCAACAAAGAAATGTCTGGCGTCATTTGTTATCCTCTGATTTCTTCTTTTCCTCTTGCGTATGCACAGCACCATAAAAGAAACGAATAACAGCGGTCAGACCTTGGGACATTAAAAAGCCCAAAATAATGTTTACGAAATCACGGTTGTGGTTGTCAATTGGCATGAAAGACACAGCGGCAAAGTAACCAAAAGAAGCCACAACCAAGAACCAGCCCATCTGGTAGTTAAATCGGCGAACAACCCAATCGTTCGATTGCATGGCAACCATTTGCATATCAGTTGCGCGTTGGGCCGACTTTTCATCTAACGTGGCCATGAATTCTTCATGCTTGTTAGCTTCTTCTTGTAACTTGGCGTTGTATTCTGGAGTTGCTTCACCTTCAGGCTTTAGTTCAATGCCTAATTTCTGTTGGACAGCTTCAACGCCTTTTTCCATCACCTCATCAGCAACTTTGTGCATCCCGTTGTTAATTAGGTTAGATATGATTCCAGCCAAGATAGGTAACATTATTTTTCCTTCTTCAGTTCTTCTTTAAGTTTGCGTAACTCACGGGCTTCTTTTTTGATTTCCGTCTTCATCCACATTGTTTCCACATAAGCAATAAAGGTCAGAGCAAACACCACAATCAACACAACCAAAACGATTAGGTGTGCCAAAAAGACGCTCGTGCTATCGCTTGGTTTTTTACTTGCCACAATATCCATCCTAGAAAAAGCAAACCAACCACAGCCAAACTTGCATCCATTGACTTGACACGCACATCTTCCATCAAGGTTTCACGTTCACGTTGCGCAATTGCATCCTCACGCGCTTGCTTTTCTCTTGCCGTTTGCTGTTCAGCCTCAATTTGTTTTCTCATTTCCTCAAACTGGCTCCAAAGCGCACCAAGTTCAGGTGGTGACTGATACACCATTTGTTCCCTTAACTCAACTTGCATGGCCAACAGCTTGTTACGAATCATTATGCGTTTTAAAGCCATACGTTTTAATGACACATTAGCTGCTTGCAACTTCTTGGCTTCTCGTTCTTGTTCCCAAAATAGGGCTTCCAAACGGTCAAACGCATCAAACATATTCCCAAGTTCGTCACCAATCTTGAAAATGACTTCATCAGGATTTGCTTTTGCTACCTCTTGAACACGCGCCTTCTCAACTTCAATCGCTTTAGCTTGTTCCTTAGAAACCTTTTTACCAGCAAACTGACTATTGATTTCATCGTAAATCTGCTTTACGTTTCCAGCCACACCCTTTACTTCTTTGTAAAGCGCACAGCCTTCTTTGACTAGCTGAAAAGCCGTTGTAGCCGCGAATAACGCAGTTCCAATTGGCACATCACAAACCGATTAGTTTCTTGAAAAACTCAGCACCAACGCCAGGTCCAAGAAGCACAACAGCCATCACCGCATACAACAAGTATTCAATTTTGTTCATACGTTTATCGCCATGCGCTAAAGATTCATTAATCTTTTCGTAACGCTGCGCACAAATAGCTTCGTGCGTGGTTAAACGAGCCTCTGTTGCATCAATGGTTGCCATGTTATGACTTCTGGATAAAGGCCAATGCGTAGTACAAAGGCAGGTTTGTACCAACGTTTGAAGTTGCAGCACTTGTGAAACCGCCTGTGTTACCCACGGCATAAGTGTTACCAGCACCAACA